CGGGGTCTCCCAGGTCGAAGTGATATCCTCCATGAAAAACGGCAGGGCGACGATTGAAGCGTTGTCGACGAATTCGGAATACTCGCGGGCCATCTCCACCCGTTGGCCTGGGCCGAGCTGGCCGAGGGATGCGGTCAGGTTGTAGGGCAAAGCCGGATCCGATGGCCAGGCGTAGAAGCCGAGGAAGAAGCGGACCGTGGAACCCTCGAATTCTATCGGGCAGCCGCCGGCGCGATAGAGGCGGGCAGGCTGTCCGGAGGCGGCCAGCAGCCAGGCCTGGTAGAGGTCGCGGACATTGGCAAACTTGCTGGTCTCGGCCGGGACGATCTGCTCCAGACGGACGCGGGCGGTCGAGTCGGCGCCGGTCTTACCGGTGAAGGTGGCGATCAATGAACTCACGTTATTCCTCCACCGCCGAATTGCTGCAGTAATCCCATTGCCGCTCGATGTCCTTGGGCTGGACGGTCGGCGGATCGTAGGGGCTGTCATTGATGGTGCCGACCCCGTAGCGGCCGTTGCAGCGCCCGCCGGCTGCCGCCTCGTCGGGTGGCTGGTACTCCATAGCCCTGGTTCCGCCGTCCCAGACGGCATAGACGTGGGACTGGTAGGCTTTTTCGACCGATGCAGGCCGGGCCGAGATCGTGACCGTATAGGTGTGGCGGACAACCTCGTAGACCACCAGGAGCGAACCAAAGATGGCGCCGGCAATCCGCGGCCGCTTGCCGGAGATATCGACCGCCGGCCTGGGCAGGGTGGCGCCGTCGTTGGTAAAAGCATCGGTCAGCCACTCGGCTGAGAAGATTTTGTCGGTCGGATATTTGAGGGCCGGTTCGGTTTCCAGCTGGACCTGCAGGACCTCGCTGTACGGGAGCTTGTCGATCCGGCGGGGGCCGAGGCGGCCGTGGCTGATGCCGGCGAGATAGTTGAGGCTGACCGGCTCCGGGTAGGCATAAACGACGCCGGCGACGTTGCCGGCGGTGTCGATCCCGCAGTGCTCCGTCAGATCCTCTTCCGGATCGCCGTAGAGCATGGCGTCGAGCCAGGCGACGGCGCCGGCGCGGGTCAGGTAGCCGACGTACTTGTCCCAGGGCTCTTGCTCCAGCAAAACGTTGCCGGAGCTGCCGGGCCTGTTGGCAAACGCCACCAGTATCTGGCCGCCGGGGATCGGCACTTACGCCACCTCACCCGAGAAGTGCAGACGGAGGTCCTCGCTGACCGCCTCCGCGCCTGCCGGCACCTCGTATTTTTCCCATACGGGAGGATCCGCGCCGAAGATGTCGAGGGTGAAGGTGTCGTTGGCCGCGATGGTGAGGCCGGTCCAGCCTCCGGCCAGCAGGGTGCAGAGGGGCTTGGACAGTGCGGTGTTCATCGCCGTGAAATCGGCGTTGACCGTGCCGCTGCCCAGGCCCGCGAGGCTGTCGCCGACGCAGGTAAAATTTATCGAATCGCCAAAGGTGAATACCAGTCGCTGCCGTACCGTGCCGATATTATCGAGCACCGGGGCGTAGGTTGCTGCATCGTAGTCGGCGCCGCCGGTGTGGCCGACCACGGCTGACGAGGTCTCAACTGTGCCGAGACTTTTAACCGAGGCCAGCCAGGGTGTATCGGTGGTCGCGTAGTTGTTGGCGATATCGGCGGCAGTGGTGATGGTAATTTCCAGATCCAGCTCGGCGATGGCGGAGATGGTGTGTACCTCCTGGGTGCCGGTCTTGCCGATAATGATCGTCTCGCCGACCCGGTAAATTTCATCAGCTCCGGTGGACAAGAGTTTCACCGACGGCACGGTGACCTTGATGGTCCTGGTTCCGGCCACGACGTTGGTGGTAACCGGGGCGATGCCGTACTTGGTTTTGGCGTCCGCGCCGGTATCGGCGCCGGGGATATCGGCCAGGGTATCGGTAGCGGTGCCGTCGAAAAAGGTGGCCCAGTTGTCGCCGGCGGGCAAGGCGTTGAAGTAGGCCCTGGCCACCTGCAGCTTGCCATCGGCATCGTCGGCAACCTTCAAAAAGATTTTCTCGTACTTGATCTTCCCGGCCGCCCGCTCCTCGCTGGTGATATCCGCCCAGATATTATTGGGAGCGCCGGAGGTGATCAGGTTAGCTGAGATCCGCCCGCCGTGGGCGGGGGTGTCGGTGACGTTGGCCGGCTCGTAGGCTTTCAGGTCTGTGGAAAGCATGTTTCTATCCCTCTTGAAGAATTATGGAACCGGAATACCAATCGTTGCCTTCCGGATCGACGTAGCTAACAGTTGGCGTAACTGGTGTTTCTGTAACAAAAACAACAAATGTTCCCCTGGGGTGAATTAACTGAACACTCTGCCCCAGCTTCTCCAATTCCTTGATGGCATTGATCTGGTTCAGGGTGAAATGGTTTTTTCCTGAAAGGGTTAGTTCCCTTCCGCCGGTCAGAGTAGCGCCGACCTGGATTACCATCCGGCCGCCCAGTGTCCTGCGGGCAGACATGGCGACATGCTTAGCTGTTTCAATCCCATCCAACACAAGGTGATCAGAGAGAGAAATGCCACCGAGCGAAACCGTCATAATTGCCCCTTATACATTTTCTTAAATTCAATCAGCACTTGCCGAGCCTGCTCCCTGGCTGAAGGTTGTGAACCAGAATAGTGAAAGCTGAAATTGAAGGTATCTCCTCCACCGCCCCCAGCTGCAACCTGGCCACCAGCCTGCATGAACTGCGGGCCGATCGGCGGCAATGTCGGCATGCGATCGATGATGCCGCCGACCTGGCGGCTGATGGTGCCTTTCATTTTCTTCAGGAGTTCGGAGACCACAAAGCCGTAGTCTCCGGCATGGAAGGCCCGGACTACAGGCAGCCCGGCGTCACGGACCCGGTGTTTATCGAGCATGTATTCGCCGTCCTCGGCTACCACGTGTCGGCGGTCGCCGCCGCCGAAGCCGGGGAAGTGGCCGCCGGAAAGCATGTTGCGGAAGGCTTGGACCGCGCCGCCGCCGGCCATGCGTAACGCGCCGATCGCGCCGCCGGTGGCCTTTCGTTCCTTCTCGTTTATCCAGACTGTTATCTCTCGGTCTTTGATCTTCAGCAGCCGATCTTCCACTGCCTCGATGTCGCTGATTGCCGCAGCTCGCATGTCCTGCCAGTTCTTGAGCCACTTCTCTTCGGCTTCGTCCATGCCCTTACTGAGATCCTGCAGGCCGCTCTTCCTGGTCAATTCCTCCATGGCCGCATACTCGGCTTCCTGCATGCCTTTCAGGGCGGCGATCTTGGCCTCTGCCGAAGCTTTTATCCCTGCGGTAGCGACTTCGATGGTCTGCTTCTGGGTCATGATGACCTTGTCGCCGTTCTTCACTTCGCCAACCAGCTCGGCATACATTTGCCTGGCCATTCCGGCGTATTCAGCCTGGACGGCGAAGGCCTCTTTGGCGTCGGCAAAGGCCGCTTTGCGCCCGGCTTCATCTCCGGCTTCGGTCGCCGCCTTGAGCGCCAGTTTACCTGTCTCTCCGGCAGCCTTGGCGACGGTGGCATACTCTTGCGCCTGCTTTTTCTTGTCTTCCCAGGCATCCTTTTCGGACATCGTCTGCCGGTTCAGATCCCTGATCTGCTGGTCGGCGCTTACCTGCTCGGAGACGATTTCGCCTTGCAGACGTTTGACCTCGGCGGTGAACTCCTGATATTTCTTCTTCATTTCATCAAGAGCAGCGCCGGTCACCTTCTTCTGCGTGTTCACCGATTGTTCGGTGGCCGTTGCGATTTCCTTTTGTGCCTTCTTCTGAACTTCGGCCGTCTCCTTGGCCTTCTTGCCGACATTGGCGAACATCTCGCCATAGATCTGATCGGCTTCTCTGATCTCTTTGAGGATTGCCTCGGAATCTCCTCCGGTCAGATCTGACCAGGCTAACCTCGCGCCAAGCCACGACTTGGTCAAAGCCGATGCCATGGCTATGCCAGCTCGCTGGACAGTATCGAATTGATTCAGCCAGGTGCCGATCTCCCAACCGATCAGGAATGGGGCGAGATACCTTTTGACGAAGGTGGAAAAGAAAAGCCCCAGCCCGCGACCGGCGGTGCCGACCTTGCCCAGCGAGGCGACGGCATCCACGCCGAAGATCGTGAAGGCTGACTTCATGATCCCGACCGCTTTGGCTATGGTCGAGAAAACGATTGCCCCAGTGGCTAGTCCAACGATACCGGCGGATAGCCTTGGGAACATCCCGGTCAGGTCTGCGATCGGTTTCAGCATGCCAGTGAGTACGATGGCACCTTGCTTGATTATTGGCAGGAAACCCGTACCGACGTTGGTGACTATCCGGACAAACTCGTTTTTCAAAAGTATGAGTTGATTTTTGGTAGTCGCAGCTCTCGCCTCAAATTCCTTCTGCATGGCCCCGGCAAAAGCTGTCGCATCGCTCACCTGTTTCATCGTATCGCGATAGGTCTGCAGACTGCCGACCAGCACAGCAATATCGTCCTGATACTCGGCCCCGAAAAGTCCGGTCAATACCTCGGCCTTCTCCCGGCCTTCCAGCTTTGCCAGGGTGTCAAGCAAATCGTCTAAGGCCTTCTGCGGGTTCGTCGCCACGGCATCGGCCATCTCCTCGGCGGTCATGCCGATCTTTTTAAGTGCTTCGGCAAACGGCGGGGCCTGCATGGTGGCGGTCTGCATCCTGTTCAGCATGGCATTGATGCCGGTCGAGGCGACCTCCGGACCTTTGCCGAGAGACAGAAAAGCGGCGGCAAGAGCTGCTGTCTGTTCCTTGGCCAGGCCGAACTGTTTGGCGGTACCGCCGACTCTGAGCAGCACGTCGACGATATCTTTTTCTCTTGCAGCCGAGGTATTGCCGAGCTGGTTGATGGCATCGCCGAATTGAGCGATCTCCTGGATGCTAAGCTGGAAAACGTTTTTCAGTTTGCCGATGGCATTGCCGGCTTCCTCGGCCGTCATGTCGAAGGCGGTCGCCATCTTGGCGGTCACTTCGACAAATGGCAGGATGTCTTTCGCGGCAATACCCAGCTGGCCGCCGGCGGTGGCGATCGCCGCAAGCTCGATGGCCGTCAACGGGATTCTCTCGCTCAGGTCCTGCAGCGATTTGCCCAGGGCGGAGATCTCCTCCGGAGTGCCGTCGACCACCTTCCGCACATCGGCCATCGCCGATTCGAAATCGATCGCCGCCTTCGAGGCCAGAACGATCCCGGCGCCGGCAGCGCCAGCCTCCAGCGCCCGCCCTTTGATCTGCCCCAGGGCATCCCGCCAGTCGTTGGTCTTCTTCTTCAGTTCGTCGATCTTCTGACCCATGGCAACCTTCGCCCTGGTCAGCTCGGCAAGACTCGCTTTGCCGGATGAGGCGAGGGTGGCATACGCCTGCTTGACCTTATTTATCTCGGCAACGATCGACTGCTGCGACGAGATCCCGAGCACGCTGCGGGCCAGGTCAAGCTTCGGCGGATTGCTGATGGTGGCATAGAGATCCCGCTGCTTGGCCCGCAACGCCTCAAGGGCCTTGGCCTGTTCACCGGCAGAAAGCTTGCCGGAGGCGGCGAGACCTCGATACGCCGTGGTCAGCTTGGCCATCTCCGCCTTGACCTCGGCGAAGTTCTTGACCCCGAGCACGCCCATGCCGTCCCTCTTGGCAAAGGCGGACTCGGTCATGAGACCGAGCTTCTTGACGCTTTCGCCGATCGCCGCCAGGTTGGCCTTGATGTCCTTGTTTTCAAGGGTGAGCGTCAGCGGTATGTTCGTTCCGGTGTTTCCCATGCCTCGTTACTTCCCCGGTTTATTTTTCGGAGCCATTTCCGCCAGCACGTCGGCGGCAGTCAGGAAGAACGACCAGCCGTAACTGGCCGCGTTGACGTGCCCGGCGGTGATCATCATGCAGACAAGCCTGCGGATTTCGTCTGGTCGACGAGGGCCAGAGCGGTCTTTAGCGCCGTGCCCAGGCGCAGCAATAAAAAATCGTTGACCTCCGCGACCGCCTTCCAGATATCGGCGAGTTCCTCAAGGGTGAAGTCGTTCAACAGATCGGCACCCTTTATCCCGGTGGAGAGGACAACCGCATCAGCATTGAGATCGGACGCCAGCAGGGTGCCGAGAGATGGCGCAACCTGGTCATCGGCTTTCATCGACATCAGTTGATCGATCTGTCCCGGCATCAGCTCCGATACCGTGATCTCTCTTTCGCCAACCACAAGTACTTTGATCTTTCGCATTTCAGTTCCTCTTCAAATCAGCGTTAAATATTTGCTCAGCTCAGCCACTTATGATTGAACGGTTCGGTGTATCCGGTCGGCGTCTCCAGCACGCCCTCGAAAGTCACCTCGACGAACTTATCGCCGATCAACGAGAACGAACTGGTCGGCTGCAGCCGGAACTGATAGATGTCGGAGATGAAGTTTCTGCCGTCGGCGAAGTTCTGGCCGTCGAGCTTGACGCGGATCCGCACGTTGCTCTTGGTCATGCCCTTCATCTCGGTGCCGTTGACGGCCGCAAACGTCGGGGTCACTTTACAGATCTCGCCGTTGGCGATAGCGCCGGTGGACAAGGCCTTGATCATGGCCAGGCGTTCGTGGAGCTCATAGTCGTCATCGACATCGTAGGTGGTGACGCCGGTTGGATCTTTCACCAGGGCGGAGGCCACCATGACGCCGCCGATATCGACCCATTTATCATGGATGACCGTTACATTGCGTTCAGCCGCAGCCCCGGAGGCCTGGGTCAACACCGAATTTGTGCCGAAGAAGTTGGCGGCAAACAGCTGCTGGCTCATCTGGTTGAACTTGATGGTCGCGGTCATCGGCTTCGGCAGGATCACCGAGGACAGGACCTGGCCGAAGTTCGACCGGCCGTTGGCCGTCTGTTCTTCCCGTTGGGAATCAGGCTTTGGCGTAAACTCGACACAGTTAGCCTCAAGCTGCAGACCTTGCCGGACAGCGGTATCGCTCAGAATGTCGATATAGGCATCGGCAGCGCCGATAAACGAAAAGGGTACATCTGGCATGGTATCTCCTTATGGCTTCTCAGCCTTGACTTGCAATGATTGCCGGCATGACCTTCATGGTCAGCCGCACCGTATAGACGATCATGGTCTGCTCGATTCCTTCCATCCGGATCTCCGGCACCTCGGCCGGCAAGACCCCGCCTGTTGTCCACGGCCGCCAGCCGATAAAGGCGTCGCGGATAGCATCGAGATAGCTGCCGGCGTCATCCCCTTTTTTTGCGCCCAGGGCGGACACCGTCAGCAGCAGATCCCAGACCAGCAACCGCGTCGTCGTCGGCTTGTCGGTATCCATCCGGTCAAAGGCCAGGAACACGGCAACGGATGGCGGGCTCTTTAAAATTTTCGCGGTAACCGTCTTCTCCACCGCCTTGAACAGCCCCATGCCCTGCAGCCTGGCCTCGATCGCATCGGCAATTCGCTCGATCATCACAGCCCCCTCATCTTGTCCCGGGTGAAGAGCCGCTCGTTGCCGGGGATCAGTGCGCTGTTGCTCGAACTGTCCGGCGTAACGATTGCCGCCGCCCCGACCGAGGCCTCACCCTTCTGCACCAGACGAAGAAAAGCCAGGGCCTGTTTCTGCCGATCGGCGATCACCTCGGGCATGTCAACGTGAGTGCGCCGGCTATAGAGGTTATAGACGGCCAGGTCGACCGCATACATCCTGATCAGCTCCGGCACCGGATCGAACGGCACGGTATAGCGGTCGCCGCAGAAGGCGTCGATCACAGCCATACCGTTGGCGACGGCCCGGTCGACCGCCGTTTCATCGACTGCCCCGGCGTCGCTATCGTCGGTGAGACTGATCAGCTCGGCCTCGGCCACCTGTTCGAGGATGTCGGCAAGGGTTGCGTACATGGTTATTTATCCCTGGGCAGAATATCCGGCGTCGCCTTTTCAGCGGCAACCTCGCCGGGTTTCCCTTTGGCCTTTTCGCCCTTGGCTTTCTCTTGCCCGAGGATAAAACTAAGGGAAGCTTCATCGGCTATCACCTCGACTATCAACATCGACTCAGCCTGCAGGATGCCAAGCTCCTTTTTGGTGAAACGGTCATCGGCATACTCAACCGGCTGCTTGCTGTGAGCCACCCCGCATCGCCGAAACCCATCTTTTTTACTGGTGATTCTCAACATTTTTTTACCTCTCGTATTTTTTTGTTTCGGCGTCGAGACATGCCCGACGCCGAAACGCTCAGCCAACTCCCTGGCCTATTTCACAAAACGATCCAACTATCAACCCGCTCCGGTAGAAGCTGCGGACAACTGCCACAAGCCAACACCTACCGCGCCCCGGGCCTCGCAGCCGTACTTGAACTTTTTGCGCATGAATACATCGTCGCTGTTCTGGTCGGTCTGCTGGACGAACACCGGCGCCTTGCGCTCCTGGAAGATAAACGGCTTCAGCGGCCGGTTGGTGACATGCAGCATGTACATGGTGGCGCTGGTCAGCCGAGGATTGACCTTGACCGTGCAGGTCCCCTTGTACGGGTTGGGGCTGTTGTCCTGCAGCTTGTCCGAGGTGGCGATGATATTGGCAACACCCTCCAGGGCGGGCGGCACCTCCAGTAGATTCGGCACCAGGCCGAGCGGCCGCCCCTCGTCATCCTTGAAATTCATGATGGCATGCCGCAGGGCGCCATAGCTCGCCTCGACCGCCGCCAGTGTCGCCGCCGACAATACCGCGGTGATCTTGTTGGAGACGGAGGCGACGGGCACCTCGCCCCCGTTGCCGACGGGATGATCGGTGTCGTAGAAATACTGGCCGTCATAACACTCGGTGGTCATGATGCCGTTCTTCAGATCGGCAACCAGTTCGTCCGGCAACTGCTTGGCGCTGTACCCGGCCTCCTGGGCCATCGGCCCATAGATACCAAGAGTATCGTCCTCGATATCATTGCGGTCGACCTCGACGGTGGCCTCAAAATCGTCGTTGACGATCACGTACTTGAACGCCGACAATGCCTTGATGACCTTGTCGCCCAGCCACTTGCGCATTTTCGGGAACCGGCTCAGCCAGTTGTAGTTGTTCTGGCTCGATCCGCTGGGGACCTTCATGGTGGTCGCTTCCCAATCGGACGGGGCGGCCTCGAACGCTTTGTTGAAAGTGGTCTTGATATTGAGAAAGACCGCCTCCAGATTTGCCTTGTTGATTATCATATTCGCTCCTTACCAATTGTTGATTGTTGGTCCTGCTCTCCTGGTTGCTGGTGTCTGCCGATTAGACCGTCGACAGGGCGCAGCCGTCATTGACCAGGACTCGCCAGGCCAGGGCGGCGCCGACCAGCACGGCCGTCAGGACGATGGTGTCCCCGGCATCGCCCATGGTGATGGTGTTGTTGCCGGTCTGGTTGATTGCCGATGCCACGGTGATCACGCAATCCCCGCCATCCACGGCCAGGCTGATGGCCCTGGTGATCCCGGCAACCGCGGGGATCGCCAGGGTGCGGGTTTCGGCGCCGGCCGTGGTGATCGCTGTCGAGCCGCTGCGGGTGACCGGGATTGCCCCGCTTGCGCCGGGGTCAGCGATGGCTACCGGTGCCTTCGGGTAGATCTCGGCCAGCGCCGCCTCCACCGTGGTCGCTGCGGTAAACCCGCCGCTGTCGGCAAGGCTGATGGCGGATGCTGCGTGAGCCCCCGAGGTGTCGGCGATATGCGTGGCCACGTCGGCCTGGATGATCGCCGGCTCGATATCGATCCATGCCAGACCCGCCGAATGATACTCGGCGATGACCCCGCAGAAGATGCCGTTGGTGACATTGGCGATCAGATCGACGGTCTGATCGTCAACCAGAAAGACCGCGTCGCCGACATTGGCGATGGTGATGGCGGTGCCCATGGCGAACAGGTACAGGCCCCGGCGCTTGACCGTGGCGGAGATGTCGCCGGCGCTGCCGCCGGTGTTGTCGGCCCGGTCATCCGCCACGCCGGCGAAGATCAGCCCGGCCGTGTCGCTGCCGGGGTTGAGATTACCCGCCGCATTGACGGCGACCAGGGATCCTCCGAAGATGCAGTCGTTGGCGACCACCGGCAGGGTATGTGCTTTGCCCTCCCGAAACGGGGTGTTGCGATCTTGAGCTAATGCTGTCATGTCCAACCTCTTTGATAATTGTGAATGTGCCGCGTTCGATTACCGCCGCAGTCCCTACTTGCCGTACTTGGCGATATCCTCCGCCGAATTGCCGAACATCCCGGCGATCTGCGCCTGCTCCGCGTTCATGGCCGTCTTACCTTTCTCCGGATCCTTGGTGTCCAGGTTGCTGTCGGCGCCGATAACCGGAGCCGCCGCGCAATAGTCGGTGAAGAGTTTCAGCCCGCCTTCCTGCCGGCACTGGGCCTTGTGGTACTCGACAGTCGCCGGGGTGATCTTGCCAGCCTTCAGGGCCTGATCGATGGCGGCGTTGACGGCCGTCTCCAGCGCCTCGGCCTTGATCTGCCTGAGCTGGTTCTCGGCATTGGTCGCCTTGGCCAGGGCCGCGTCATGGTCCGCCCGAGGCACGAACTTTTCAAGGCTCGGGTTCTCTGCCCGGTTCATTGCGGTCGCGAGATCGGTCCGCATGACGTTGATTTTCGCCAGGGCCTCTGCCTCGGTGGCGGTTTCAGGCAGCGCCAGTGCCGCCAAGAGTGCCTTCAACATAGTGCTCTCCTCTGGGGCATCGGCCCCTTGTTCATGGTTGAGTGCCGGGAGCTTTAGGTTCGGCCGATTGGTGGCGCCGACCGAAGTCAACCCGACGATGGTGCCGGTGGATTTCTCATAGATGATCACCGGGCTGAGATATCGATACGCCCCGTCACCGACCAGCTGCCTGCCGGTGGCATTCCACTCCGTCCTTCCCCAAATTTCCCCGCCTCTGTTCTCCAGTCCCTTCACCCAGGCGATCGCGGGGGCCGGCTCGCCTTGCGGTGCTTTCAGCTCCGTGCTGTGCTCGATATCGATGGGCAGATCGCGACCCAGTTCAATAAAAGAGGCGAGGACTGCTTCCGGCCTGTCGTTGTTCCAGCTCCGACCGTCCCGGCCGACGACCGCGCCGGCCGGCAGCAGCTCGACCCACTCCGGCAGCATGCCGTCCCTGATGAGGGGTATTTCAATGGCGTTTATCGCCACCGCATTTTGCTTCATCACCGTCATCTCGAAACCTCGTTTAAAACCCGTTTAGAAACTTCTGTATCCGTCCCGCTTTTTTTTCGCGCCCATTGTGTCGCGCCAACCTCGAAACGATTCTCAGGGCATTCTCGGCCGTTTTATTCCCAGCTCGCCATTTCCTCCCGGACCATGTTCATAATCCAGGTCCGGTCTTGTTCGGCGAGGGCCAAGCCGTCGCCGCTGTTCATCGCCAGATACGGCCTGGCCGGGATGGTCACCTTCTTGCCCCGCCCCGCCTGGCCGCCCATCTGCTGGATGGCCGCGTAGGGGATCGAGCCGGAGCTGCCGATCGTCACACTGAGCTTGTCCGCCTGGAAGTGGATCGAGCCCTCCAGGTCGCCGCTCTCCCGCAGGATCTTCTTGCCCTGGATGTACCGTTTGCCTCTTGCAGACAGCCCGCCGTTCTTCCTGAAGCCTTTCTTTTTGGCGAGGCCCATCATCATGGTATCCTGGGCCAGCGGCTTCCACGGGGTGCCGTCCGGCGCAGACTCCGCGCTGAAGTTTTCCAGCACCCGCCGTTCGTAGAATGCGCCGATCCTGTTCATCAGCGGCGACATGTTGGAGACTCTCTTCTGCAAACGATTCAGCAGGGCGGTGACCGCTCTGTCGTCTATCTTGGCTGAGATATCCATCAGGCCACACTCTTGGTCAGCGACAGGAGATAGGCCCGGCCGCTTCGTTCTCGTTTCACCTTCGCCTGGTAGGCCGTGCCGCCGAGCTTGAACTCGATGACATGCGCCTCGCCGTCGCTTGCGATCTCGCCGTTGTCGATGATCCCCGGCAGCAGCCGATAGTCTTCGACAGTCAGATCACGGCCAGCCGCCAGGGCCGTATCGGAGAGCCAGACGGTCTGGCTTTCGCCGCCGATCGCCGCCAGGTCTTCCGGCCGCAATACCGCTACCGGAAACTCTCCCTTGATTTCGCCGGAGATGAAGCGCCCGAAGGCCGGTTCGGCAACGAAGCGATCCATCCAGGCCCGGGCGATATCGTTCGGCAGCGACTCGAACTTATCGGTAAGGCTACGGTAGCCCTGCTCCTCACCGGCCTGGCCGACGTTGTAGTCCCAGCCCTTGTCCGGGAAATTTTCCCAGCCCTCCGGCTTGGTCTTCAGCTCGGCGGGAGCCGCCTGATATTCGTCGGCTGTCGCGGCCACCGCCCGGCAATGGCAGCCGAAACCGTTGGGCGGATAGTTGGCCGACCAGAAGGGATCGTCGATCGGCAAGATCTTGCCGTCCAGAGCAACGTGATTCGGCCGAGGGTTTCTCACTCCGTCCCGATGCAGGTACATCAGATGGGTGATGCCGCCCGCCTCGAATTGCTTCCAGCGCCCGGCCTGATATGCCGTGCTGATGTTGGTCCGCCAGATCAGATCGCTGCGCCAGGCCGGACTGCCACCCTTCAGCTGCCAGCCGTAACGCTCGACCAGGGGCCGGAACTGCTTTCTGAACTCCCTGATATCCATGCCTCCGGCAATGGCCTTGTCGGTCATCTTGCGCAGATCTGCGAGCAGCTCCGCCTTGTATGCTCCGGCAGAGGTGAACCCCTTGGCATGGGCCGCTCCGCTGATATCGTCCCAGGCGGCAGTCGGCAGGTTCAGCTTGTCACGGAAGAACGTGCTCGCCTCGTTAAAGGGCAGCTTGAACACCTTATCGAATTCGGCGGTGTTCATTCTTCGGAAGCCTCCATCCGTCCGGCCAGGCCGGCCAGCATATCAAGCTGGGCCAGGGCATTGGCCAGCCCATCTGGATCGGTTGCAGCGAAGATATCGATCAGCTTCTCCTTGAACTCTTCCAGGCTGCTCACATCTTCAAGCAAGGCTTCCGCCGCCAGGATCGCCGCCTCTGCCGGCGCAGCCGATTCTTCCTGCATGTAGGCGATCAGCAGGGATTCGACATCGGGACCCGCCTGGCCCTGCGGCATCTCGCGGTTCTGTGCGGTCTCGACCTTGCCCTTGTCGACCGGCCCAGGGGCGGCCGGCTCAGCCTGCTGCGGCGGGCGCAGGATCTCGGCATCCTTCGCCGGATCGGGCAGGCCCAGCTTATCCCTGACCACCGACTGCTCAACTCGCAGGCCGAGCGGAACCAGTTCTTTCAAGGCAGCGGTCAGGACCGTCAGGTCCTCATTCTCGACCGCCCGCAGGATCACCTCCGGATAGTTTTCTTGAGGCCCGAAGTTCAGATTGATGAAGGGGATGACCAGGTCGCGGTTCAATGTCTCGGAGATCTGGGCGGCATCGTCGTCGCGGATATCCTCCCGCACCTCCGACTGCGCTTCATCACCGCCCAACTTGCCGGGCGTCCCTGACGTGGTCGCGGACTGGCCGAGAATGCCCCGGCTCACCTGGGTGTCGAGCCAGTCGGCCAGCCGCATAAAGAGCGTATCGCCGCCGGTCGACTTGCCGCCTTCGATGAATTCGATCTTCATCGACTCGGGGATGACCGCCGCGGCGTCGCTGCCCAAATTGGCCACCGCCATCTTCAGGATGGCGATGTCTTCCTTCAGTGCGCCGCTCTGATACTTGCCGAGCCTGAGCGGCATGCCGAACACCTCGGCAAAGGCCAGCCAGTCCTTCACCGTATAGTTCTTGCAGAGGTACGACCATGCTGCTACCCGGGCGATACCGCCACGGATCGGCAGACCCGACTTCAGGTGCGGCAGGTGGACGATGAACTTGTACGGGGCAAGCTCGATGCCCTCCATCATGTTCTGCTCATCGAGCAACCGGATCTTACGGCGGGACGTGCGGTCGAAGGTAAAGAAGCGGGGATCCCGCCACTCGTACCCGGCGGGCAGCCACTTCGCGCCGCGCTGCCACATGATCTCGGAGACCGAATACCCTTTACCCAGGGCGTCGAGCAGATCCTTGAGCAGACCACGAAAACCGGGCCGCTTCACCAGTGCCCTGATTTCATCGGCCAGCTCCACATCCTTGGCATCATCGCTTGCCGCCTCGACTATGACCGGCAGCGAGGCAACCGCCAGCCGGCGCTTGCCCATCTCGCAGCGGTAATGCAGATCGCGCTCTTCCATCTCTTCGGCCAAGGTCAGGTAATCGTTCGCATCCCCCGCGGCCGCGCCCTGGAGGAGGGCGGCCATGCGGTGCGGAGTGAGCCCGGAAGTCACCGCATTGTCCCAGACGGTGCGGATGCCGGCGAGCGTCGGCGCGGCCAGCTCCTCTTTCAGCAGCTGGCTCTTTATCGGATTGCCGCGATGATCGTAGAGAGTCACCATTACCATGCCCCTTGTCTCGCCCCGAAACCGGCGGTTGTCTTGACCATGCGTGGATCGTCATGATCCTTCGACTCGCGCCGGCGGACCGGCTGGTAGTCGTATTCGACGATCTGCCCGTGTGCCGCGTTGGCCGCGAGAAACTTTGCCCAGGTCCGGTCGGCATGGCCGCTGCTGTCGCTCTCGGCGATAAAGCGCGGGGTGCCGGTCGGGCCGGTGATCTTTTTCAGTTTGTGCAGATCAGCCCGAAGAACCTTGTCGCCCATGGCGATCCTGCACTTGCGGTTCTCGAACTGCTCCTTGCCAAGGGTCGCCATGATCAGCTTATTCGGACCGGTGAAGAGCACACCCTCGACCCGCGAGCCGTAGAGGGCCTGCGCGTCCTGCACCGGTTTTTCACCCATGCCGGTCTGATCCATGCAACAGCGGACTACCCGGTACCGGCCGAACACCTCAGCCAGCAGGGCGTCCTGCTCGGCAAAGCTGATTCGTTTCTTGGCGATGATCTCTCTGTTCCAGGAGACATCGCCGACCAACTCATCGACCCAGATGACAAAAAGATCGTTACGGGCGCCGATATCCACCCCGACATAGCAGGGACCGCCGCCGTACAGTTCCGGCCGCCCGGCAAGATCGTCCTCGCAGCCGCTGATCAGTTCGAAGCTCAGCCAGGCGGAGGCCTCATCGAGCCACTTCAATTCATATTCCTGCGCCCAGGCATCCTCGTCACCGAGGGCGGTGCGCAGCTCATCGATGTCGCGGGGCAGGCCGTCCTCGACCGCCTGATAGATATCGGTGGTCTGCCGGTACCAGACCGGATCGTTGCCGGTCATGAGGTCGTAAAACTTGTTGCCCTTGCCGTTCGGAGTGGAGACCACCCGCAGCCGGTGCCCGGCGCTGATCACCGGAAAGAGCGCGGTCCAGATCTTGCGGCTGTCCTGGTGGAAGGCAAACTCATCCAGGAAGACGTTGGCCGAAAAACCGCGAGCCGTATCCGGGTTGGCGGGCAGGGCGGTGATCTTCGAGCCGTTCGGGAACTCAACTTCCAAAGCGCGGTAGCTGGCCCCGTCTGTGCGCCAGTCCGTTGCATTGCTCCTGACCAGCGAGCCCAGGGCCTGGCAGTGGCGCTTTACCCCTTCCTCTATCGCTTCTTTTGCCTGGCGCTCGCCACGGCTGAGGATCACCCAGCGCATCCGCTTGCCGCCGAGATCGGCCAGCTGACAGTCCCTGGCGATCTCGAAGGTAGTGGTAAAAGTCTTGCCGGTCTGGCGGGCGAACATGCCGATCTTGAAGCGGCTGTCGTTGCCGGCCCAGCGGCGCTGGTATGGATAGAAGATTTCAGTACCCATAGACCTTGAGTATCTCCGCCTGCAATTCTTCCGGGGTCATCGCCCGGCTGCCACCTGCCTCGCCGTTGGCGGTGTACTGTTTCTGCACTGCCTCCAAAGCCTCCCGGCGATCCTGATCGATCACGCGGCCCGAGTTGACCAGGGCCGAAAAGGCATACGCCTTCTGCGGATCTTCGGTCGCGATGACCGAGCCGATAAGCTTCGCTTTCGCCAGCATTACCCCGTGCCTGATAGAAGTCTGCGCCTGGCGGTACTCCTTGCGGCGGTCGGTCCAGGTCGGGGCGCTCTCCATCCCCCAGCGTTTCAGCTGGGAGATGGAGACGCCGGTGGCCGACGCCACCTGGTCATAGGTTCGACCATCTATTATATAGAGCTCCTCGGCTGACTCGCGGACCTCCCATGAATACGACTCGGGGCTCATACGATCCCCAGGGCCTTCTTCATGGCGGCGATCTCGCCGATCATGCCAAGATAGTCGGCATGTTTGGCGGCAAGCTCTACGGCCTGGACCGCGGCCTCTTCCGCCTTGATCTCGACCAGCGGGGCGAAGGGTGCGAGACAGCTCCGGACTGCGGCAATATCGCCCTGGATCGAGATCTCCAGGCGTCTTGCCTCCTGTTCTTTTTCTGCCAGGCGGCCGCGCATGGTCAGCCGTTCCGTATCGAATCCCATCACGATTTTCTCCCGTTGCGTTCAGCGTTCAGCAGATCGAGCAGCTGCTGGAATTTTTCTCCGAGCCTGGTTGCCGCCTGGGTATTGAGCATGACGATCTGGACCATCTCGCCGGCGGTCTGCTCCCAGCTCTTAACCAGGTAGATATTGTTTTCATAACGGCCGACGAACTCGGCGAGCTGCTTGTTGAAGAGGGCGACGATCGCCTCGAAGCGCTTGTCCGCCTCTTCGTTTCGCGACCTCACCTCTTCCTTCAGGGCCGACATGGCCGCCACCACCTTCAATACCGCCATGAATCCAAGCAGCGGCGGCACGACGAAAACGAAGATGATGACTGTTCCTACCGTCCAGCCGTTGAGGGCGGTGAAGAAGGTTGCAAGTGCTGTGATCACTGCCGGATCCACTATGATCTCCTTTCGCGTTCAATCTTTTCGGCACAGCCGACGCAATGGGTGCACCCGGGGAGGATGGTCCGCCGGGCCTCCGGGATCTCGCCCCCGCACTCCAGGCAGTGGCTGAGGCTGTCGCCCGCTACCTCCATCCTCTTTCGGTGCAGTTCAAGGGCCTGGTCGCGATAGTAGGCGTCCAGCGCCTGGGCTTGATCGAACTGGTCCATTTACTTGCCGAACACCTTCTCGATCTTATGGCCAAGGCCTACCAGGGCCAGGGCCGCGGCGATCTGCTGCATGCCGCCTTCCACGTCGCCGCTGTAGATGCTCACCACGCCAAGGCCGGCCGTACACGCGGCGGCGAGCCAGGTTTTCCACCCTCTCATCGTTTCACCTCATCCTTATAGAACATGTGTTTGCCGACTTTTTTGATAAACGTCAGCTTTGCAGCCCACGCCGGAGGCTTGATGTAGTCGGCGAAGTAATGGTCAGCGCCGAAAAAGTCCTTGCCGTCGAGGCGTTCGTTGAGGCAGTCCAGGGCGGCCTTGGTGCAGGCCAGCAGCGCCGGCAGATCGTCCAGCACCGGCCGCTGCGCGCCCGGGTTCAACCATGAAAATTGCCAGGGCGCCCGGACGATATCCTTGATCGAAGCGTCACGGCGCTCGACGCGGTTCATGATCACGTGAGCTATTGCCACCTGCCCCTCTCTCGGCTCACCCCGGCCCTCGAAGTAAATGCACATCGCCAGCCAGAAAACGTTTTCGATCATGATGGGCACCCTCTGAAAGCTTTTGTTTATTCTCCAGCCCGGACAACCGGAGCGGACCGTTAAGGACCGCCCCGGCCACCAGCAGGAGATGTATGTGTTTCAGTGGTACTTATAGGTGAATTATAAAAGGGCGGTAAGACTGAGACGTTTCAGGTGTTGGAGTTCGGGGGAAGGGTGCCGCCGGGCAAGCATGAAAACAAAAAAGGCGGGTGTCGCTCACCGCGATACCCGCCTTTTACCCGCTGTGCAATCGTCTTTACACGATGCCAGCTATTAGTTTCTTATCAGTCATTGAAATGTTTCTCCGCGTACTGTGCCAGCAGTTCGTGGATGTGATACGGTGGCCGCTTTTCCTTCCCGAAAAACCGCTCAACAACGGCATGGCCGATCTCATGAGCCAGGACTCGGGGTGAGGCATCAGCCACAGACAAAACAATTTCGAGTCTGCCGAGAGAGATGAACGCCTTATAGTCGCAATCCTTGCCGTATCGCTGCCGGTAGATGTCCTGCACCCCGCTTGCCTTGTCTCGCAGAAGCAGAACAATGCGGAGATTGTCCGGCCACATATCGAGAGCTTTTTCCACTCGCTCAACAATCTCGTCGAGTGGCATTCTTAGTTTGGCAAGCAGAGTTTTTTCCTGATCTGCTGTGCCGTTTATTGCGATGTATCGGCTCATAAAATTGGCAACTCAGCCATGTACCCGAGCAATTCCCGTACATGCCCAAACTCAGGATCATCGTATTCATTGACTACAAACTCAGTCTGACCATCCCATTCGATCAACACCAATTCGGCAAATGGTGACTCATACCCCTGGCTCTTAACATCCTGAAGCATCTGAGCAAAATCGGGAGTGGCAACAATTCTGACATATCCGTTTTGCGGGGGAGTATTGCACAGCGCAAATGTTTCCTCTACGATTTTGGGTGTCTGCCGGTTCGCCCCGGCTCCGAGCAATTGCAGGCATTCAAGCCGCATTTGTTCAAGAGCGTCTTCTGTTTTCAGCCTGAAAATTATAGACACATTAGGCATTTATCTTGTTAACCTCCTGCTCTGCTATGGCTTTGTAATCGGCCAAGGAAGCACGACTGCCGAGCTGGATCGGCGCGAATAACTGAACGTTACCCGACATGTGGGCAGTAGAATTGGCTGCCCCTAGTTCCATTGTTGCCGCGATTACCGCAGCCGCTTTCCCGTCCGCCGTTGCATCATCGACATATGCAGACCAAGCACTCCACGCCCCGCCCGTATAGGTGCGGAACTTTGCTGCCATGCCCATATCGGACTGGATAGCGAGTAGTTCAATCGGCACGTTCACCGCGTGAGTGTGAGAGAGGCTGACCGATGTAGTCACCCCGGCAACGATCTTTTTAAGCAGGAGAGCAGTTGCAGTGGTTTCCAGGCACAGGCAATTATTCGCATCGGTATAACTTGACCAGAGTTTTGCAACTTGTCCGACAGACATCATCGAAAACCGCATATAGAGAGCGATGTTCTGATCTGCCAGCACGTTTGCAGTTGGCTTGGTGATTGCTGTTCCGGTCCTGGTGATGGTCGCAAGAGGGTCAGCGGCGGTGATTATTGGTGCTGTTACAAAGGCTCCTTCTTCGAGTTGGGGGAGTATGAAATAAACAACTGCCCCTGCTGAGGCACCAATAGTGAGTCTATTTGTTGTGCCTGCCGGAGTTATATTTTCCGCTTTAAGCTGGATATAAGATGATGAGCTGGTATTTGGCGTCGGTGGATTGCCCATGCCTTGCAGTGTAGCTGTCCCGCCTGATACGCGCACAAAGACAAATACGCTATGTTTATTGGTATTGCCAGTGCTGCCATCAGAGAAAGCAAACGCTGCCGCAATGCCCGCACTGTTATCCAGTTTATAAACCTTTCCACTCGTGCATACCTTATCCAGTCCAGCGGCGGCGAGAGCAGTTGAATCGTCCACCACTGATAATACAGCAGCAGCATCTCCGCTATTAGAGATATTCGTCGTACCTACAGGATTGATCTTCCGGCAGATACACTTGTTCGTCCTCGTCGGCTCTATTTTCGCCCTGCGCCATATGGTTGGATCGATGTCGGCGTAGACTGTTTTTGAGCCTGTCAGGGTGCGGATGGTTTTCTTCGTGGGTGCTGGAGTGCGTTCTTGCCATACTGGGATGACCTTTTTTACAGATATAGTTACATTGCCTTTAAATCCAATGAATGCATAAAAAACGATTGAAGGGTGATCACAGGGGGCTTCAAATGTATAAGTACCTGCTTTTAATGCCGTACTGTTCGGGCTAATAGAGTCAAATCTAATGCCGTCGCCAGTAGACCCTGGTAATTCAACTATAGTAATTTCTGCCTTAATTAGACTCCTAATATAGGAAGCATCAAGGAGAGCTAAACTGATATTTACATTACCAGCAGAAATTGAAGAGTCTATAGTTACATTACCATTTACCCCACTCCCAGATGGGCCTGAAAATGTCCAATCGCCGACCGCCAACTCAGGCCCGAGAGTAGCTCCCTCTGCAATCTCATCAGCACAAAACCCACCAGAAATAGCCAGCACACCGGCAGGAGATACCCGTAGTTTGCCGTCTTGGTCAATGGCAACCGGAGGATTTGCGAAGGTAAAGCCGTTAGTGTCGAGGCCGTTGAAGATATCGGAAATGAACAATTCTTGATCAACTGAGTTCAGATATTTCCTTATTTTCGTAGCGCTCGCTGTCTGATCGGTCGAGTATCCGGCAATGCCTTTTACCCCGACAAACAGATAATCGACGTTGATGGCGGCCATGTTCATCCACGCCGCCCAGGTCAGGTAGCGTGGAGTCTCGCCAATGAACAAAACTCCACCGCCGAGAGCAGTATCAATGGCGATGGTTACGGCATTACGCTCAAATCCCCATACAGCCGTAGTCGCCCAGGTTGAGGCGTTGCCGGACTGGTAGAGGATGCTTGATTCGCCGATATTATCTGGCTGCAGCACTCCATTTTTTAACAGCCACACGGCGATCTGATCGCCAGGTATTCCGCTCTCATTCAGATCGACCGCGCGCCCCCAGCCGTGCAGCTCGGGAAAAAGCTCCTCGATCGCCCGCACGCTCAACTTCTGCAGGTTTTTCGCCGGCGCTATCAGTTCCATCACGCCCCTCCGCGCACGTACATTTCAAAGACGGTCATGTCCTGGCTGCCGGAGTTTGTCACCACGATCTTTACCGCTGGGCAGAGCAGGCTGGTGTACAGAAAAAAGGCCGGCGTGCCGGCAGCAACGGAGCCGATATCCGATTCTTCGCCCGGGGTCACCCCGTCCGGCAGGCGGACCAGCTTGACCGTGCAGTTCTGGCTGGATCTGATATCGATGCCAATCTTGCCGACCATCATCGTGTTGATGGGATCGGATGGTCTTACCCCGGCTGCCGGGATCGGCACCTTGTCGACAAGCAGCAGGGCGCTGCCGGTTCCTATGTGGCCAGTTGGCACACCAATTTTATCGTTTAGCATCAGCTATCTCCCTTGTTATAAAATTCATGCTCATTGCCGATCCGGCGAGCTTCCTCTACAGGTATTATATATTCGCTTGAGCCGATCGCGGGAAAGCCTGAGACGTTTCAGGTGCTGGGGTGCGGGGGGGTGGGGCCGGGAAGGAAAAGAGGAAGGGGGCCGCTAGATCGCTGCCCCCTCTTGAGGATCTGTCAGATCAGCTCGCGGGCTTGACCGATGGTTTTATTGATGTGATCGAAGATCAAGCCCAGGCCGAAAGCGCCGCTCTCGGTGATGCCGTCATGCTTGCTGTCATGGGCTATTGCCGGGGAGACATCGGCGATGAATTGCAGCATCGAGGCGGCCTGGTCGAGGAGGTCGACGGCGGTGTGGGTGGGGATTATCCTTGGCATGGCGTCCCTCCCCATTCATCGTGGATCTTGCATAAACCTGCCGCCATATTGACTACCGCGCCGCGCAGCTGCGTCGCCGCTTCCGGCACATGCAGGTCGACCACGGTGGCCAGGGCCTGTTCTGGATCCGATTGGGCGAGGTCGGCGATCGACATCAACTGCTGGCAGCATTCGAACAGCCGGTGTTCTTCACGGGTCATTTCGACAGTCATCTTACTCATGGTCGCCCTCCATTCCCGGCAGCATGGGGCGTCTGACGGTGAAGGCCTTGGCGATTTCCTGGCGTCTGGCCAGGTCATCCGGAGGGGCGAGGATGCCGAGGCGCTCGATGGTCCGCAGGTGCTTTCTGACCGTGGAGGCGTCGACGCAGCACAGGCGGGCGATCTCGACATTACTGTGCCCCATCTCTTTCCATTTGACTATCTTTTTCCAGAGGGGCGTCCTATCGAGCAGCGCCTTGGTCAGGAGCGGCACCTGCTCGACGGCCATGGCCTCGCACTTGATGAAATAGTTGCGGGCTATCCGGCCCATGGCGTTGCGCTCGACCATGGAGAGCTCACTGGCCATATGGATGGTGATGCTGTATTCCATCTTCGGCCGGCCGACCAGGTTATTTTCCCCCGATTGGGGGAAAATCTCATAGTCCTTGCCCTGCTTGTAGCCGAACTCTTCTATCCGGGCATTGATCCAGGTGGCAAAGTCCCTGCCGATCTGGAGAAATTCGTGCAGCTCGCGGGCCGAACAGGTTTTGGTTTCGTGTTTACCGATCTGGTGGGGAGTGATGCGGATAAGCTCTTTCATGGTCATGCTCCTCGAATGAGAGTGAGAGTTACCGCCCCTTCTGACGCCAAAACAAAAAGGGCGGATCTGACAGGTTGGCGTACCGGATCGAGGAACCGGCGAGCCTTGCGGCTCCCTGCCAGACCCGCCCAAAAGCGCGTCTGGTATGCTGATACTCTGCCGTTCTGCGGGCATAAAAAAAACGCCGAAGCAGAAGCAGGCGGCGTATCCGCCTCGAATTCCGGGACGCCAATCCCGTGCAGCCGTTTTTTTTCGGCTGTGTGGATAAGGTAGCCCGGAAGTTTGTTATTTGTCAATAATTTATTTTCAAACCATGAAGCACAAGCGTTTACATTTCGAGCAGAATCGCGGGCCGTGATTTTTGTATTTGCCCGATGGTATCACTTGCGAAACGTCAAGCTCTGCCTCGCAGCAGGTCGACAGGCCTCGGCGCGTCAGGTCTATATACCGCAAATGCTCTGCCTCTTTCGCCGCCAGCTCTTCGGCGTTCAAGGGGCTATAGCTTACACACTCCGAATCTCCCTCACCGAAGCAGGGCAGCAGCCTGGCTTTAGGGTATTCTATTCCGTTTTCGCACTCGCCATTACTGGTGCCGTTGAAGTAGCGGCATTTCTTATCTCTCCGTTGTTTTATGGCTTGGTTGAATTCTTTTATTTTCACGTTTTCTCCTCTTAAAAGAGTCTCATCTGCTTGTCCTCGCCCGGCTCCAGGCCGAGGATGTTATAGGCATGCCGCTCGCTGACCCCGAACTTGCGGGCCAGAGCGACAATCGAGATGCCGCCGCGGTCGTATTCGGCCCGCATCTGCTTGTCCCGCCACTTCCGCACCCAGCGGTCATGGCCGTACAGCCGGGCCGGGGTGGAGTCGAACAGCGCGGAGATCTGCAGCGCCAGCCGCACCCCGAACCGTTCGGCCAGCAGCCGCAGATCGCCGGTCAACTCATCGAGCGCCGGCAGGGCTTCGTCCGGCAGATTGTCTATGGTGTAGGTGCTCATTTGCCCTCCTTGGCGTCCTGCCGTTTCTTCAGATCGGTGATGAGGATATGCAGGCTCCCGCCATCGGTCAGCCACTCGAAGCGGTCGACGCCGAACTGCTTGGCGCACCTAATATGCAGCTTATCCATGCCGTAGCCCAGGGCGTTCCACATCGCCAACACCTTGCGCTGCTGGGCGGCGCTCGGCCCCGGTTTGATGACGATATAATTGCCGTCCCGCCGCTTCGCCCTGGGCGCGGTGGAGGTGGCCTTCTTCGGCTTCCAGCCCCTGGCCCGGAAGAGATCGAGGAGCTGCTCGGCCTGCCGGTCGGTCAGCTCTTTCGCGGACTCAGCCTTGAAATTCAGGGCGAGGATATCGCGATAGGTATCGTCCGCGAGCTGCAGCTCTTTTTTGGCTATGTGGATTTTGGCCAGCTGGGCTTTAGTCGGTGGCATGGCTGTTCACTTTCTTTGTTATGATGTCGGATAGCCTAGATATTTTCAGGTTGATTCGATCATATCGTTTGAACAACTTTTCTTTTTCCGCCAGGGCGAGGTAAAAGTCGGACATCTTTTTTGTTTCAGGCAGCTTAAATTTTACATACTCGGAAAAAGCTTTTTCAGCCTGGCGTTGCAAGACCTTTATCCTTGCCAGCAGGACATCATTTTCCGTGACGCGCCACAACAGCCATCGATCATCGATAAGCTGTAGCAACTCGTCACGTGATAGCTTGGCGACCAAGTTCCTGATGGTCATACCGCCTCCTTGTTCCAAGCAAGCACTCCGGCATTGACTCTCAGAGTACAGGAGTCGCAAAGGCTATATTCTTCCTGGATCAAAGATCCGCAGCCGCCGCACATCCGTTTGCCTGCGATCTTGTAGTTTTCAAATCTGAGTCTATTACCGACAGCGATGACGATAATGCGACCGCTCAATTCTTCACCGTTGGCGCAGACACAAAGGCTTGCATGGGTGACAAAGGCGAACATAAATTCGACGACCATCAAAGGCCGGTGGTTCCCATAACCGTTACGGAAGTGGATCTCATCAAAATTCTTGTTCGAGCCGTCATCATTGAAGATCCGCTTGTGCCAGTATTCGTCGTCTTGCCGATATTCAGTCACCTTTCTGCCGGCAGCGATCAGATCGAACCATTTACGGTGGAGGGTAAGGTGTAGAATTTCCATCAGTCCATCCCCTTGATGATCGTTGGAATACTGTTCAAATTAACAGTATCGGCGTCAGCGCCATGCTTTGCATCCCACTCCCGCCTGGCCTTCTCCAACGGATCGAGAGCCGATATATCTTCAACGGGCCTGGTTCTGGTGTAGGTCTTTGCCGCCTCGGTCTTTGTCTCCGCCTGGCGGGTAGTCTGATCGGCCAGGTCATAGGCTACCTTGCTCAGATAGATGTGATTCGGCAGCGGCAGGGTCAGGCCGTTGTTTCTTCGCTCGACCATCTGCTCCATGGCCTGCGCCCAGATCCGCGGCGGGCAGTCGCGATCGACGCGGCCCTGGACGTGGACAAAGCCCTTGCCGGTCAGCTCCTCGACTTCGAGCGCCAGGCGCAGGGCCTTCTTCCAGGTGAGCGACTGCGTGCCCGGGCGGAAGAGGGAGAGATACCCCAGGGCCGCTTTCGGCAGCGGGGCAGGCAGACGGCTGATGACCAGCAGCGTCTCCCGGCAGTTGGCATCGTTTATCCAACCGTCAGCGCTGGCGACGGCTCCGCATGATGGGCAGATAAGCTTCATTCAGATCCTCTTATTCTTGCAGATGCGGCCGGTGCGCCAATCCTTGCACCAGTCGGCACGGTTCTGGCGGCACCATTCGAGCGGGCAGCCTTCGCCGGTCGGGTAGGCGATGCAACCTTCGAGCTCGACGGGGGCGTCTTCTTTATCAGGTCTTTTCGGTGCTTCTTCCATCATGGCTGTCTCCATTTGCTGGCTGCTCATCAGACCGGCGGAACCACCCGCCGATGACCCCGGTTTGGCCGGGGTTTCGCTTTTATCCCCTGCTTGCGAGGGCATCACCTATCGGAGTGTCGTGCCCCCAATCTCCTGGAGAGCCGAAGGCTTGTTCAATACTTCTCCCTTTCACGATCCTGGCTAAAACGCGGATCAATTCCGCTCCGTCACGGACATCTGCCAGTTCTTCTTGAGACGAATTATCCGAGTCAAGGTCAAGTGCATCCGCCAAATTCCTCAGTGCTGAGTAGAGTTTTTGCTTATCCATCATCATTCCCCTTGATACCCACACTTAACAACAGACCCGCTACCATCAGTCCGCGACCCTTTATAGTGCCCGCATTTGACCTTTTTTTGCTCCGGATCCGTCATGCTCACGCACACGCAATCGATCGGGCAAAAGGCAAAAGTACAGACGGAGGTGATAAACGCCGGCCGTCTGGTAATCTGCCCTTTGCCCTCTGGCGTCCGGCTGTCCATCACACCCCCGAAAAATCGAGACAAATCTGGATATAATTACCCTCGTCATCCCGCTCGTAGATGCGATAGTAGGTGCACGATCCGACCACCGTCACCGCGTCGCCGATCGCATCCATGGCCTTCTTCCAGGTAGGATTATCGATCCCCAGCGTCCGCAGGGAGAGGATCCGCTTGGCGTTGATCCGGCCCTTCTTGTCGACCTGGAAGGCGCTCTCGATCAGGGTCCGCAGCTCGGGGCCAGCATCCTTGCTCCACTCCCGCAGACAGACATCCACCAGTTCCTTGGCCGCCTGCAGGCGCTCGTCGAAATCGAGCCGTTCGCTTACCGCCCGCAGCACCTTGAACCGGCCGTCGTAGGAGGTGAGGGAGAGATTGCCCCGCGCCCCGCCCAGATCCGCCTCGTACTTCTCGGCCGACAGCTCCAGGAAGGCCTGCATGTCGCCGGCCAGCTGCTTTTTGAATTGATCGAGCACCACGGCCACCTTCGCCGCTTTGGTGACCACGCTTTTGACAAATTCGTCCCGGGCCAGATCGATCTCCTTGATGCTCTCGATCGGCACCAGGTGACCGACCGCATTGATCATGTAGCCGTCCGGCACTTCCTTATTCTGCATCAGCTTACCTCCGTAAATTTCCATAACTTTTTCTGCGACATCAGACTGACTGCCGGTATAGGTTCCGGCCAGCGTCATCGAGACGGTGGCCGGACTGTAACCAAGCTTGGCGGCAACCTTCCTCTGGCTGCCTTCGGCGATGATCGCCTTACGCAGCAGCTCTCGCCAGATCATGACGGTCTCCCTGTATGCTGAGAAAACACATTTTCTGTACGGTCCTGGCGGTGTTCTCGGCGGCGATGACCATCGTCGCCATTGCCTGGATGTCCCTGGGGTTGGCGTTGTCGATCAGGTCATGCAGGGCGGCCAGCTGCTCTTTGGCGTCATTGCGGCAGCTGTCGAGGATACATGTGATTCTGTTTATCTCCGTTCCGTTGCTCATTGCTCTTCCTCCATGGTTTTCAGTATCTGCCTGATATCGCCCAGGGCGGTATCGATGGCATCGAGTTTGGATATCACTTGCTTCTTTTTCAGGCGGATGCCGCGCAGCCTCGCCGCCTTATTCTCATCCAGAGGCATCTCGGCGGTATCGTTGATCAACACCCACAGGCCCGCCTTTCCCGGCTCCTGGATCTTGCGGGCGACCTCTCGCCGGACCAGGATCAGCAGCCATTCGCGGGCATAATCCCGGCTGACGCCGGCCATCTCCACCAGGTCGTCAACCGTCACCCGGCGCCGCATCTTGAGCAGCCGCCACATGACTTCGCGCTTATCCGGCTCGGCTGCGGGTTTCGCCTCGGCATAGACACCCTGGCTCACCCTGACGATCCTACCCTGGCGCGCCAGGTCAGAGAGGGTGTTGAGCATGCGCTTATGCTCTTTACGGGTCTTCAGACACAGCCTGCTGGACATCTCACCGGCCTCGGCCTTGCCACCCTCCCGGCACACATCTTTCAGCATGCCGAGCACTTCTTGGGAAAACGATTGATGTGCCATGCTATCCTCTCAAGCTCTGTTTGATAGCCACCTTGGCCATCTCCATGTCCGGATCCGGCTTGCCCTTGGCGTTCATGATATTTACCAGGGAGATCAGATCGCGCTTGATCACCCTGAAACAGCCTTTAGCCTCGCGATGCAGGGCTTCCGCCACATCGGCCGGCAGGTCGACTCCGGCAGACTCGCGGGCAAACATCACCACATCGCCGAGGCCCAGGGTCTCGAACTCCAGGAGCTGAAAGGTCCTGTTCCAGATCCTGGTCACCTGCTGCATATGGCTCTGCAGCTCATCCTCGCCGATCAGCACAAACGGCGCCGCCGACAGATCGGAGAGATCGCGGACCAGCTCCAGATGCAGGCGCGGCAGCTTCTCGATCTCCTCGATAAATACCGGCCGGCCGCCCTGGGTGTTCAGCGCATCGAGCGCCGCCAGAAAGGCCGTGTCCTTGCGATGGGGAATTTTCTTGATGCCGAGCTCACGGCAGAGCGCCTGCAGGAAGCCCAGCTCGGTATGCCGCCAGATCGACAGGCAGCGGACAAAGGCACAGCGGTTGTTTGCCGCGTACCACTGGGCCGTCCGTGTCTTGCCGCGACCGGCAGGGCCGATCACCGCGGCAAGGCGCCCTTCGCCGGCGGACATCATCAGGGCATCGATCATGGCCTGAAAGTTCCGGACGTTTCGGACGTTGACAAACTTGGGGAAAAACCGTATTTCTTTCATTACACCTCCTGGGTAAAACTCTCTTTTGGGGTTGGTTATCCGGCTGCAGCTTCACCTGCAGCCGGATTTTTTTGTCTGTGAAGGATGGCCAGCGCCGCTCGTTGACTCTCCCAGTAATCGCGGTCCCGGTCGAATTCCGGCATCTGCTCATAGACCCGCATGAACCGGCGCCACTCTCCGGTAAGTTTTTCGCCGCACATCTCCATTTCAAGCAGGCGGCCGTATCGGTCCGACTCTTTCATATCTTCCAGGTCGGCTGCGAGCTGCGCCTCTTCCTGCTGCCGTTGATAGCGCTGGGCTTCGTCGGCGTCGTTGATGGCCGCTTGCAGCTCGACGCTGCTCAGTTTTGCCGGACGATCCGGCAGCAGCTTGATGTTGTTTCTTTTGCCTCCGCGGCCGTCGAGTTGCTGCTGGCCTGCAGGCGCGCCGGAACAAAAGCCGGATTCGGCGATCAGGCGCTGCGCCTCGGGGATGACAACCGCTTCAGCCATGGCGATGGCGTGAGATACCGTCTGTTTCTTCAGGCTGCCGATCATCTCCAGCTGATTCTCAAGCCGTGACACATCCGCCTCGCTGCCGAGGATCCGGGCGGCAGGATGCACCTTATCGACCCGTGATGCCTCGCAGATAAACTCGTCGGTGCGCTGGTCGTAGATGAGGACGGAGTCCCGTTCCTGCAGGTCGTAGCGCACATAAACCTTGTGATTACGGCCGTACAGCGCCGGGTTGTAATACCATTCGCCCTTGTCGAAAACCTTGACGCCACGGCCATAGATCTTGCGCTCTTCTTTCTTCATCATCAGGATGCGCAGGGCGACCGGATCCACTCCCGGACCGCGCCCGGCATCGAACAATTCCTGCGGCCGCTGCCCGGCCAGATGGCTGTTTGGTCCCTGCTCGCGGGCGGCGTAATGGTCGAACCAGGCCGCTATGGCGCGGTGGCTGTCGATCATGGTCGGCACGAAGCCCTGGATGATCTTGTCGTTGATGCGCCGGTGCAGCTTCTCGCCGCGGTTGAGATGGGCTGGTTTGGTGTCGATGGACTGGCCGATAAAAGAAGGAGACATCCGCTCCAGCTCGCCAAAGGTCTTGAAGAATCTCTCGATGGTTTTTGATTGGCCGTGATACGGCTTGGCGACGATGAGCTTGATCCCTATACGTTCGTATAGCCCTGGCAGCTCGGTCTGCTCGAAGTCTGTACCGGTGAAATACTGGCCTTTGAACGCGCGGCCGTTGTCCAGATAGACGATCTTCGGCACCATGCCCAGGCGGATGATCGACCGGCGCAGGGCCGAGGAGATGGAGGCGGTATTCTCGGTCGGCATGATCTCCCAGCCGCACGGCATGGAACTCTTCATGTCGAAAAACAGCACCAGCATCATCCGCTGCGGCTTGCCGGTCCAGGGGTTGAGAATGAGGAAGTTGAGGACATGGCCGTCCGCCACCAGGATGTCGCCGACGTTGATCATGTCGTAATCGCGCTCGGTCCAGAACATGACCTTGTCGTTCAAGCCCTTGTCGCCTTCGCGCCACCAGATCCATTCATCGTAGTTGACCGAAATCCAGTCATCGAGGAAGCGCCTGCAGGTGGCGTCGGAGAGGTTATCTATCCCTTTGCTGCGCATGATCTCGCGGGAAAAACGAATAATCTCGGACTTCGGCAGGCTCTTTCCTTTAGGCTGACGGACAAAGGCCAGGATGATCTGGGCCTGCAGGGGCGTAATGCTGCGCTCGCCTTTCTTTTTGCCGCGCCGATCGGCGAGCTGCAGGCTGTTGCCACAGCTTTTTTTTAGCTTGTTTTTCCAGCTTTCGATGGTTTTCCAGCTCAGCTCGCCAAGCGATTTGTACAGCTCCGGGTAGGCCGCGCCGCTGTTGTAACCGGCCATGAAGTTATCGCGGGCCTGAACTTTGTGGCCCCATCCGGCTGCTGCCAGCGCCTGCAGGTACAGCTTGACCAGCGATGCTTTGAGATTGGCGCGGCACTCCTGGCCGGCGCAGACGATGCTGTTGCCGGTGGAGGATATGGTGGCGGGGAGGTTGCCGGAGCTGCTCACCGGCACCAGGGCGTTGATCTCTTCGCGGGCAAGGATAGCCTCGCGGATATCGTCCGGCAGCATGTAGGCGCGGTACATTTTGCGGGATCCGCCGCGATCGTTCTGCCAATAGTACGGCCAGCCTTCCCGGTCAGCCTTTCGGGTGATCCCGTTGGCTGTTCCCGGGAGAACAGGCAACTGCATTGCTGCGAGATCATTCGCTGAATAGGCCGCGTTCATTACCGATCATCCCCGCAGATGAGTGTCGTTTTGGAGGAGTGTCCTAAATTCGTCTTCCATCTCTTTCAGCGTCTCGAATGGGCCGCTAAACTTAGTCCAACCGCCGGTATCGTTACTGCGCTGCTTGATGGTCATGCTGGCGCGATCCTTGCGGAAGAGGGAAAATCCGGCAGCTGACAGCTTATTCCAGTCATCGCCGCCGCCACGCAGGACCTGATCTTCGATGGTGTCGCCGTCTTCGGCTAGTTCGGCGCGGAGTTGGTCGAGGGCTTTAATGATTTCACTTCTGGAGGTATTTTTGTAGTTGTCCTGGCGTGCCTGATCGATCTGATCGGCGAAGGCATTGAATGCTGCGGAGAATTCTTTGCTGGATGATTGGCTGATTTTCTGCCGTGCTTTATGAATGGTTTTCTTAATGCTCTCGCCGAGGTAGCTTTTTACTATCTTACTGACATGACTGGCTGTTACCTTATTACCCGGTGCCGTTCTTGTCGCCTCTTTCCACATCTCTGCTATCTTCTCGGGATGGCCTTTAAACTTTGTCAGCGGTCGAACCTGAGCCTCATTAAGAGGCAATTTCCTTTCCTGTTCGGCATCCTGAAAATCTCCACAATTTGTGGACGAAATATCACTGCACTGCATTTGTAGCTGACCGTATACCCCTGATGCGTCGATCAATTGATAAGCCTTGCTCTTCGACATATCCCAGAGCTCTTTGCAGTACTGCTCGAAAGTCCGGCCTTCTTCGGTGCGATAAAGACGGAGCCTGTTGATTTCGGCTAACGCCTGGCCGACACGATAGAACGCGGCGAAATCTTTAACTATAGTGTGCTCGTACTCCGCCAGCATCATCGCCTCTCTGGCTGACAACGGCTTCTCTATCACTTCGAGTTTGATTGTTTTCATTTCTTGTTCCCTTTCATAGTTTTAGGCAGATCCAAATATTCAACCGGGCATCCCTGTTCGAGCAGATACCGCAGCACCCGTCTATTATTTCGCCTCCCGGCCAGAGTGTCGGAGACCAGGTTGTGATTCTTCATGTGCAGCGCGTTCTGGATATCCACACTGCGGATACCTTTTTCCAGCATCCAGACCCTGGTCTGGATTCTGATCTCTTTCGCGCTTTTAACCTGATCGGTCATAACTCCATCTCCAGCTTGCGCATCTTGTCGCGAGCATCCTTGGCCCGGCGATACTCTTTGGCCCACAGCAGCAGCTTGACCTCTTCCTCATCGATGAGCATTCCGCCCAGGGGCGCGAGTACCTCCCGCATCGGGGAGAGATCTTCGAGCGCCGCGCAGAAGATTATCAGGGCGTTAATGCCCGGCACATGCTCCATTGCTTCCGGGTTGAGCCATTTCTCAAGAGTGGCCATGGTCAGGCCGGCACCGTTGCCCTTCACCAGGCGGACGCCGTAACGGCTCGCCAGATCGTTCATCCGGTCAAGCAGCTCCTCACGGGAGAACCGGCTGGCCCTCGCGGACGCAGCCAACTGCTCCTTGAGTTTCCTGCCGATATTGAGACTCGGCTGACTGAATAAGTTGAGCTGCTTCACCATCAATTCCTAGACCCTTTTAAAAACTCCATCCTTGTGCTACTCTCTCAGGAAAGTGCCAACCAACCGTCAATTTCACACAAGGAGGAAAAGACCAATGCCTGTCTCTAAGAACTTCGTTGAGGAACATCTGTCGGGTTGCCCTTTTAATAATTTTGACCCCTGTAGAACCCACAGATGTTGTTTCTTTGTCGCCGTTCCTCCACAACTTGAGCCGGAGGAAAGAGCCTGTATTATCCGGGCTCAGTACCTGCAATCGGTCACTTCAAAAATTCTTCTGCAGCTATCGGTTCTTCCGTCAGTTCTATCCCGAGAAACTGATATTCCATCTGCCTTGCCCGAAAGAGTCGTACAAACGATCGAAGATTCTCTTCGGTCGCTGGAAGGTCTAGCAGCTCACCCAAAGACCGAGTCTGTTCTGATATCGCGGATAAACACTTTGCGATCTGAACTTCATGAAGCCCTACGAGCATTTTCCGAAGGGTGACTTCGTCGGTGGCTTCGGTGGATAAGTCTGCGCGTGCATGCTGCCCTGCGGCGGCAAGAACATCGTCGACAAGTTCCTTTTCATCTGCTGTCAGCAAGAAATTTTCACTGTCCGCCATCTCCCCACCTCACTGTCTGGATTAAATAAAAACTCATACATTGATAACCGTCTGACCGATGTGGTAGATTGCCCGTATCGGCGGTGTCACACTTGTGACAGATAGGAAGACATTAGCATTATTTTTCACGCACTGTCAACTTGAAAAATCACGCACAGCTTTCAATTTTGCTTAATTATTAAGGCGCATGCCAAAAACTTCGATATTGCTTACACATACGAAAGGCCTTGTCATAATTGCATGCGCACAGCTTTACGCACAGCTTTGGATAATTAAAGCTGTGCGTGAAAAATCGGTGTTTTCGATATGATCGGGGAGAGGATAAGAGAACTAAGGGGTAAAGAAACCCAGGTTCAATGGGAGGCTCGCTTTGGCGTTACCAGAGATACAATCAGACGCTACGAGTCTGGTGTTAATCCCCCGAACGCTGACTTCCTTGCTGCTCTTTGTAAAGAGTACAACGTGGACGCCAACTGGCTTTTACTCGGAAAAGGGGACAAGAAGCCGAACGGCGGGTCGATCAACCAGCTCGAAGATCCGCTGATCAGGGATATAAAGCTCTGGCTGCGAGATATGACGTCAGAATATCCAAGCTTTCGAGCCTGGTTCGAAACGGAATTATTACAGAAGATTCCCCAGTTCAACGAATGGCGAAAAAAAAATCAGCCAGGTGATTCAGATCAAAATTCCGCGGCAGGGTAATCTGACAAATCCATAATATATCACAAGAAAAACCCTACTACTTTGTGTCACGCGACACGGCAGAACCAAACCTATTGAAATATTTCAGTGGTGACAAATGAGCAAAAACGACAATAGTAACAAAAGCGGCAAGTCTGGAGGGAAAGATCAGGGGTCTACCAGGAAGGACTTCAATAGAGACAGCGGCAAGTCAACCTCCATCTCCAACACGGCACCGCCACCCAGGCGGCCACCTCCAAAAAGTGGATCAGATGGTAAAAAATGACTTTGTAGACGAAAGTAAAGTTCACGGCCTGCTTTTCGATGTCCGCCGGTCAGTAAGGTACCACAACCGACGTAGACAATTCTTTGACCGATTTTCTAAGCTGTCTGATACGTTCGCATTATTGAGCGGATCGGGAACAATCATTACAGTAGTCTCGACCCTTTCCACATCGAATGCGCCGATCTACTTTGCCGCCGCCACGGCCATTGCCTCCGCCGTCAACCTGGTCTTCGGCACAAAGAACAATGCCCGCCTTCACCACGATCTCGCCAGGCAATTCATTGCTCTCGAAAAAAGGCTCATCGATCCCGAGCTTACTCCGGCCATGCTCGCCCTGGTCGAAGCTGATCGCTTGAGTATAGAAGCAGAAGAACCACCTGCACTGAGAGTCCTCGACCTGCTCTGTCACAACGAGCTGGTCAAGGCGATGGGATACGGCAAAGAAGAGCTCTTCAAAATTCCTTTCTGGAAATCGGCATTCGCAAACTTCTATGACGTCTTCCCGGGATCAATCAAAAAGCATTCTGCCGCATAAAACACGCAAACAAATCTTTCTATGTTCATCTGCAAATAAAGCCACAGTGTGGCATGCCATTAAGAAAACATTCTATTATTTGAAATCCAGCAGGTTTCTCCTTCACCACTCCCCGCAAACTCAATAAAATCCGGCAAAAGTATCACAAAAGTCTCATGCTTTGCCCATTCTATAAATATCTGGAGTCATAAGCCCCCCTATAAGCTGC